GATCGAACTGCCGGCAGTAAGAGGGACGCGCAGCAGGTTCTGCAGCGGAAGCTCCAGCTCCCCACTCGCGTCGGCAATCACTTGCTCGGCAGCCTGCTCCAGATAGCGCTGCCCGTCTCCGTCAAAGTAGTTGAACCATTGTCCTTCGCGGACGGCGTAGTATGGCGTCAAGCCTTCAAGTAGTATCGACCGGCCAGAAGGGGTCGAACTGGCGACTACCGGCGAGCCGGGCGCCCCGATGTTAAGATCGGGCTGGTGGATCGAGATGATGCCGCCTTCGCGTAGTGCTCTTTGCAGCCTCGCTGACCATCGCCTGCCGTCCGGCTCGATCCGCATTGCCGGCGTCGAGACTTCGGCCAAATACCGGTCGCCAAGCCGCTCGATACGAGCCGTCGCGCCGCCGAGCGCAGAGGTAAGCAGGCCGCCATAGAGCAAAGGCATGATCGCGTCGCTGCTGATACGGAGGTCCGTCAGGTCCACGCTCATCCGAGACGCTGCCTTCCGCGGCGATAGCTGGCGGTATTGCTGGCGCGCGTGGTCTCGACGGCGACGTTACCGCTGATCCCGACGACACGAGCAGCAAAGCCGGGATGCTCGACGATCTCGATGCGTGCCGCAGCGGCATTGCCGCCATAGCCTACCTTGATGTTCTCGTTCGCCGAGACCCGCGCGCGCGGGATGCCGTTGACCGACAGGATGTTGCGATCGACGCCGGGAACGCCGCCAACGCGGAGGGACCCGCCGCCCGCCATGCCCGGAATGCGGATAGGCCCAGATTGGAGGATTTGCGCAAGGGCCGCAGACGCGCCGTTCGCGCCATCCCCCGGGGCGAAACCCGAGATCGCGCCATCCCAGCCGCTCATGTTCATGCCGCCGCCAGAGCCCATGCCGCCCGCGAGGCCGAGCAATTTGCCCAGCGATCCGAGGATCCCGCCACCGCCGGCAATAGCCGATTGCAGGTTGAGCCGGATCACGTCGGCGATCAGCTGGTTGAAAAGGTCGCCAGCGAAGCCCTTCAGTTTCAGGACATTCCGCGAGGCAAGGTCCAGGCCGTTGTTGAGCGCGTCCACCTTGATGCTCGCGAAACGCTCTTTCAGTTCGTCGGCGGTGCGTGGAAGGCTGTCGAGGTAACTCTCCATTGGGCCCATGGTGTCGCGACGGACCTGCCTTGCCTGACCAGCCTGCAGATCCACCAATTTGGCAAGGCGATTGCGGGCGGCATCCAGCTCGGCGTCGGTGGCCTGTCCCAACTCATACAGAGCTTCGACTTGCGCGATCTCGGCTCGCTCTTTTTCATACTGAAGGTCGAGAAGCTTCAGCGAAATTCGCCGGCGCTCATCAGCGGTTCGCGCTTCCTCAAGTTGATTCTGGAGATCTTCGCGCTGCAGATCGTAGGTCGCGTTTCGCAATTCTGCCGTCTGTCCCAACTTCTCGGCTTGGATGCGGTTGAACATGATGGCCTGCTCTTGAGCGGCGTTCGCAGCCTTAGCGAGCTTAAGGCTTTCTCCTTGCTCTTTGGTGAGTTCGCCCTGTTTAATTCGGCTATCCACGTCGTATTCGTAAGCCTGACGTTCGGCCAGAATACGCTTGGCTTCGATTTGCGCGCGCTCATCCAGATTGACCGTCTGCTCGGCCATCAATTGCAGTTGGTCGTCAGCCAGCCCAGCCATTTCCCGATTGAAGCGCTCAAGATATTCCTGCGTGCGGTCCTTTTCGCCCCGCCCGCGACCTCTGCCGCGCTCTCCGCCGCCTGTGACTGTTGGCAGCGCCCCGTCGCCGACCTCGCCAGCCACGACCGGCTTTACCTGCGATGCTCTGAGGCCAGCCATGCGACGTCCGATTTCGGCGTCGATCATGTTTGACATCTGGACCAGTTCGGCGAACTCGGCGGTCCCGGCATTGCCTGAGCGGCTCGAAGTCTTGATCTGCGCTGTCAGCTTACGCTGGCGGGCGACAAGGTTCTTCGGCGTCTCGTTGCGGAGACCCAGAGGATCGTTCTTGGCCCGATCCAGCAACAGACCGCCGAAACCGATCAGGCCGCCGGCTGCTGCCCCCTTCGGCCCTCCAAGAAGGCCCCCCGCTGCAGCACCTCCGGCGATGGCAAGCGCCCCCGGCACTTCCTTGCTCACGCGCGCCGCCATGTCGGCAAGGGCGGAGAAGGCGCCCGCCAACGACAGTATGGCGTTGGCATTGTCAGCCACGACACCGGCGATACGGGCTTCAAGCACTTGCTTCAGAGCGGCCAGTTTGTCGGCGGTCTCATCGGCATTCTGGATTTGCCGATCCGACAGGACGATGCCAAGCTTTTGAGCCGCATCCCTCAGTTCATCGACCGCCTTGCTCCCTCCGGAGAGGAGGGTGTCCAGCTTCTGACCAGTCTTTCCGAACAGGTCCACTTCATAGCGTGCGCGGGTGGCCGGGTCCTTGATCTTCGATAGAGCGTCGGCAAGCTTCGGGATTACCTCGCCCGCCGTGTAAACCCGCCCGTTCGCGTCCTGGATCGCGACCCCGAGATCACGGAAGACCGTCGCCTGCTCCTTGGACCCGGCCTTGGCCTCGCCGATGGAGCGGGTCAACTTGGTCAGCGACTTGTCCATCTCCTCGTTGGAGATGCCTACCTGACTAGCGGCGTAGCGATATTCCTGCAGCTCTTTGGTCGTGACACCCGCCTGCTGCGCCACCTCTCCTAGGGAACTGGCGTATTCCAGCGCGCGCTTGCCCGCCGCCACAAGAGCAGTGGTGATCGCGGCGTTCTTGAGGTTGTCGAAACCCTGCCGGATCTTGGAAAGCTCGGATTGGATAGCGCGGGCATCACGGCTGGCGATAGAGCGCGCGCGCTTGGTGCCGGCCTCGAACTGCGAGGAGTCCAGCCCGAGCGTGACACGCAGGGCGCCAATCAGGCTGCCGCCAGTCGCCATTTGCCGTCTCCGTTGAATTTGGATACGATCCGGGAATGCCGGTCGTTTTCTATGTCTTGGGTATCGTGTTCGCGCTGGTGTGCGCCAACTTCACGTACGCGGTAGTTACCGCGCAGACGACCGTTCACAACGTTTTGGAAATAGCCACTTTTGAAACCGCTCAGTCAGCCACGATCGGGCTCGCGCTCGGCAGCGGGATCATCAGCGCAATCTTCTTCTCGACCGGCGCTATCATCGAAACTATGCGCCGCGACCCCGAGTAGCGCGCACCCACGCCTGCATTGCCTCAGCAATCTGGGTTGGGCTCTGGACCGTCGCCTTGACGCCCTTGCGCTTTACCTTGCCGCCGGCGATCTCGACCGCTTTGTTCACCCGTTCCATGTAGCCCGCCATGGCCGATCGTATCTGTCTTGGCGTCTCGGACCAGAACAGGTCCGGCGAAAATCCAGCCTCACACCAGTCGGTGTGAAGAGCTAGCCAGTCCCACGCTCGGTCGCTTCTGCGCTTTCCGGAGGGTTTTCTTCTTCCCCATCCTCCGCCTTCCCGAACGCGGCGAAAAACCCGTTAAGAACTGCCCCTGCGGTGGTGGCGATCCCCGCGTCAGACATGATTTCCCCCGCTTCCGCGAGGTGGGTGCCGGCATGATGCTTCTGCAGGCCAGCCCAAAGCAATGCCCTTGTCAGGCTGGCGTTGATCCGCGGAGCACCTTCAAGGTTCGCGTTTCCCCAATCGGAGAACTCATCCGCAACCTGCGCGACGATCTCGTCCGTCGTCTTGCCCAGACGCTCCTCAGCGTAACAGAAGGCGTTCACGTCGAAGCACAGTTTGAAGGATCGGCCATCGCCGACCTCAAGCCGAGCTTCTCCACGAAGAGGATTGATTGCCGTCATTACGCAGCCGCCGCCTGGACCACAGCCCCCGCAACGCGGGCCGTAATCGTTGCGGTCTGACGATCATCGAGCGGGACGGTCTTCTCGTAGCCCTTGATGACGACCGGGAATGTATACTCCTGGTTCGTGCCCGAGCTGGTCGGAACGGAGATCATCATGTCGCGCACCTCACCCGAGGTCATTGCCTCAGTAATGAGGGCGTCGGTGGCCGACCCAGCGTCGAAGTTGATGCCGATCGTGATCTCACCATTGTCGATGAGCCCCGCGATGTATTCACGCGTGCGGCCGGGGCTATCGAAGTGCGTTGCCTCGACATCCGCCTGCTGTGGATTGGGCAGGCTGATCGCGGTGACCTCCCCGAGACGGGTGGATACATCGGAGCTGTTGTCCAGCCATGCTTCGGCGCCGTAACCGATGACGACATTCGCCATGACATTTTCCTTCTGTTGACGGTGGGTACAGTCGGGCTCAGCGCCCCTTCGCTGCCTTCTTCGCAAGCCTCGCGGCTGCCTTCTCGATCTCCGCGAACAGTTGCTTGCCCACGAGGTCGATCACTTCCGATTGCGTCGTTTCCCATGCGGGCCGTGCGTGCGGCTGAGCAGACTGGTGCGCGTTGCCGAACTCTGTCTGGACGCCGGCGGGGTCGTTGGTCCCGGCGTAAACCTCCACGAAGCTCTTACCCTCGCGCTTTGCCGTTCTCGCCTGCGCCTTGTTCAGCTTTGTGCCGGCGATGTAACTATCGCGCAGCGTGCCAGGGGGGCGCTTCGGGCTGCTCTCCGGATCTGCGTCGATCGGCGCCATGGACCGCACCTTGGCGACGAACGGCTCCAGTGCCTTCAGCCCGGTGCGGCGAAGAACCGCTCTCGCTGTGGTTTTTGGAAGTTCCCCCAAGGCGCGGTCTAGCTCGGCCAGACCCTCCACCTTTTCGATCACGCCGGCTGAGCCCAGAACGAATAATCATGCATCACTCGGTAAGCCTTACCGCCGCCGATTAGGTCCTCGGGGCCTGGCCAGACGTCGTTCTCAAGAAGAGCAGGTGGTACGAACTTCCAGCCGCCGACCGTCGCCCGATCCTCGCGCTCCATCTCGGCCTGAACCGCCGCCGCAATCGGGCCGACAGAGGCGAAGGTCGCGCCGTAGATATCAACCTGAACGCGGGGATTGACCATCGGATCAGCCCCTTCATGTGTCCACGCCCGCCCCGGAGACACCTTCGTCAGGACGATCGCCGGCAAGCCCGTGCTGCTAGGCCGATCGCCCCACGATATGCGTCCGCCGGTCAGGTTGGCGATTGTCGGATTGCCCAGGAGCCGAGCACGGAAAGCGGCCTGCAAATCCATGCGGCACTCCTACGGTTAGATGCGGCAAGGTTGACTCCCCGCCCTTCCGCGCCATCATCGCGAAAGAAGTGCATTGGTGAGGGGGCAAAAATGACAGAACGGCGGGAGGAAAAGTACAACGCGTTCGGCGCAGAACGAATTTCGTCACGTCAGGTCGACGAACTGATCGGACTAGCGAGAGGCGTCTGCGCAGACGGGAGCATCAATCAGGCCGAGGTCGAGTTTCTGCAAAAATGGCTAGCGGCTAATGTGTCGATCAGCGACCAGCCGCTCATCCGAACCCTATACTTGCGGATAAACGATATCTTGCGCGACGGTATTGTTTCGCCCGATGAGCAGTTGGAGCTGATGGAAACGCTTCATTCGTTCTCCGACCGGGATTTTGAACTTGGTGAGACTCTGAAAGCTACATCGCTGCCGCTTTGCGATCCTGCGCCCGCACTGACATTTAACGGCATGGCGTACTGCTTCACGGGCACCTTCAACTACGGGAGGCGATCTCTCTGTGAGCAGGCGGTGGCCGACCGGGGCGGGTCTAGCGCCAACCTCACCAAGAAGACAGATTACCTCGTAATAGGGACTTATGCGACTGAATCGTGGAAGCACTCCAGCTTCGGCCATAAAATCATGAAGGCGGTTGAGATGCGAGACCTAGGCGTCCCGATCTCCATCGTTAGCGAGAGTCATTGGGTCCAACATCTGGCTTGATAGAGCCTGGAAGCCTTAAAGTGCCACTCCGGCGCTCTGGATCTTGACGTTCAGCACCGTCGTGGAAGTGGCGATGCCTAGGATAGTCGGATATTCACCCGAGGCGAGGTCTGCGACCGGGCCGATGCCGCCCGGAGTGTCGCTGAGGTAATAGGCGACGCCTGCCGTAAGCGTGGCTCCGATCGTCAGCGGCCCTCGGGTGTGGACGGCAAGCGGCTGACCGGGGGCAGAGGCATGGAGCGCGATACCATCGGGCTCGCGCACGGTCGCGGTGGCGGAGTTGTTGTCGGCGAGCTTATAATTGCCCGCAGCCTCGTCAAGATAAACGACCTGTCCAGCGGTGACGCTCGCGCCCGCCGTGCCGTGGGCGACAAGGGCACCCGACCCGGAGACGACATTCGCGGCGGTGATGACAAGATCACTCATATCAATACTCCTGTTAGGCCGCGCGAACCGCGGTGATTTCCCTGCCGTCTCGCCCGAGGCGAACGGACGAAACGACGTCCCAGAGAGCGCCGTCGTAGCTCAGCCGATAGTTGGCGGGCTCGACCGCGCGCGTGATTGGATTGTCGAGAACGCGGAAGGTGGCCGGTAGCGATGCGCTCTCCTGTGCCGCCTGCCGCCGCTCGGAGCCGGTGCCTGGCACATATTGCGCCCAAACGGTCCCAACGTCGGTCCACGTCTCGATCTCGCCGCCGTAATCATCCGTTGTGGTCGACAGATGCTGGATGGCGACCTTTTGATCGCGCTTGCCCGCCTGCATCAGGCCAGCGCCGGATCGCGGTAGCGTTGAACCAGCGACTTCACTGCGTCACTCAGCGGATCGCCACCTTCCCGGTTGTCGAACAGGGCACCGGTGACGAGCAGGATGGCCGCCTTGATCAAAAACGGCGCGTCTTCGTCCGTCCAACCGTGGTCAGGGCGCTTGATGTAATCAATCACGATCTCTGTCGCTGCCTCGGCATAGAGCGTCACAGTGACAGCTGTGTCCGCGTCGCCCATGTCGCCTTCGGTAAGGCGAAGATGGGTCCGCGCTTCCTCCGTGGTCACGAGCGCGGCCATTACGCTTTGTCCTTCCCGTCCCGGCCGCGCTTGACTGCCAGTCGCCAACCGCTGTCGGCACTATCGGGCCTGGCGCTCGTGTCGCGCTGGGCAATCCAGAAAGAACCGCCCCAGG